GTTCGCGGAGAAGAGGCAAAGGGTGTACAGGTATGGGAATACGGTAAGCGTGCATATGAGACTATGATTGGTCTTGTTCTTAACCCAGAGTATGGTGACATTACTGATCCACAGGATGGTCTTGACCTTGTAATTGATTATACTAAGCCTCCTGCTGGTGCAAAAGACCAGTTCCCAGAGACTAAGATTACACCTCGCCGTAAGTCCTCACCACTTTGCGACCCATCTTATGGTGGAGCAGCAAAATGCAAGGAACTTCTCGATACAATCCCAGACTTTGGAACACTTTATCCACGCCAGAGTACACAAGAGGTTCAGAAAATCCTCGATGCTGCCCTTGCTTCTGATGAATCTGCTGAAACTGAGTCCCGTGAGATTGTGAAAGGTGGTAATAAGTCCAAAAAGTCTTCACCTGTTGATGAAGCCTTTGCAGGATTTACTGGAACAGACGACGACTAATCTGTTGACTAACTAACGAAACGGGTGTATCTTATGGGTACACCCGTTTTCATTTATCACAAAGGAACCAAATGGCTAAAAAAACTCAAACAACGACAAATGGTAAATTATCTATTGCACAAATGAGAGATGCAATTAATAAAAAAGCAGGAATTGAAGTTTCTTTTGATCTTCTTGAACAAAATCCATCAGAAGTAACAGAATGGATTCCAACAGGTTCAGACGTACTAGACTCTATTATTTGTAGAGGTAAGAAAGCAGGAATTCCAGTTGGACGCATTACTGAACTTGCAGGTATTGAAGCCTCTGGTAAGTCTTACTTTGCTGCTCAGATTGCTGCTAATGCCCAAAAGATGGGAATGACAGTAGTTTACTTTGATTCAGAATCTGCACTGGACCCTTCTTTTCTTAGTAAAGCTGGTTGCAATGTAGGTGAGATTATTTATACTCAAGCAGTAAATATTGAGTTTGTACTTGAAACTATTGAACAACTTCTTGGAGAAGGTGATCACTTCTTGTTTGTTCTTGACTCGTTTGCATTTACTCCATCACTTGCAGACCTTGAAGGAGACTTTAACCCTCAATCTTCAATGGCAGTAAAACCAAGAATTATGTCAAAAGGTCTTGCAAAACTTATTCAACCAATTGCAAACAAGAAAAGCACATTCCTTGTCCTTAATCAGCTAAAACAAAACATTGTAATGGGACCAACAGCACATACAGAAATGCTTGTAAATCCATTTATAACTCCTGGTGGTAAAGCACTATCTTATGCTTACTCACTTAGAATTTGGCTTACTCCCAAAAAGAGTAAAGCAAGTTATGTTGTATCACCAACAGGGTTTAGAATCGGGTCAGAGACTAAATGTGTTCTAAAGAAATCTCGTTTTGGTACAGAAGGTAGAGAATGTTCGCTTAAACTCTTATGGGGTGGAGAGCGAGTAGAAGTTTCAGACCATGAAGCTTGGCTTGACATTATTTCTAAATCAGATAGAGCTTCAAGCGGTGCATGGTGGACAATTACTCTACTTGATGGGTCAGAGAAAAGATTTAGATCAGCAGACTTTCCTACAGAACTTCAGAATGAAAGCTTTAGAAATGCAGTATTAAGTATTGTGGAAGAAGAACTTATTACTAAATTTGATAAGCAAACTGGTAATGCTTCAAATTACTACAACATAGAAAGCGAAGACTAATCTTAATTAAAAACTAACAGGCTCCGTGGGGTTGACTTCCTCACGGAGCTTTGTTACTATGTATCTGTTGGAGAGAAGAGCATCATGGAGAGTCACCCGAGTAATAAGCTGTCGAAGAAGAAGCAGAGGTATATTGAGCTTGCTGCACGAATTGCCCAGCAGACCGAGTTTAAGGAATACAAGCATGGTGCTGTTCTTGTTCGTGCTGGTGCGGTAATCAATACGTCTTGTAATAAGAACAAGTACAAGGCATGGGCAAATCAGTTTCGTAAGAAGCAGCGTGGTCATGCTACTGTTCATGCTGAGATTGGTGCTATTCTTGGTCTTGACCGCTCTGTTACTGAGGGTGCTACTATCTACGTTGTTCGTGTTGGTCGCGATGGATGCCTTCGTAATTCTAAGCCTTGTGCTATGTGTGAGGCTGCTATGCAGTATGTTGGGATTAAGAAGGTCGTCTACTCTAGCGAAGATGGACAGATTGAATCTATGAGGATTTACAATGAGCTATAATTGTTATGATGATGAAGACAATGTAGATAGGTACAAGAATTATGGTTGGAAGTCTGGTTCTTCTAATACTAATTACACTACCAATAATGCATATTTTCCAAATAGGAATCCTTGGGACAATCAAGAAGAAGGTTGTTGGGTAATTCGTAAATCCAAAGGTTGCACTTCTATGAAGAAGGTGAAAGAACAAGAAGGAACTGAAGAACTTGAAGCCTTTCATTATGCTATGGCTGTTTGTTATGATATTATGGTAAACGAAATTTCAAACACAGTTAATAGCGGAAAGCCTTATTCTTATTCTGACATAGCTCTAAATACTATCGAAGCTATTGGAAAAGTTATAAGCCAAAGGAGGAAAGATGTGGGAATCTGAAATGTATGAAAAGTATCCAAAAACTCTTAATAGTCTTTCTTACTTTGAAATTAATGAAGGATGGAAGACACTTGTTGACGAGGTTACATCTAAGATTGAAACTATAAACAACAAGTATTCTCCATCAAGTTATATTCATGCTGTACAAATTAAACAGAAGTTTGGAGGTCTTAGATATTACGTTAGTATTGAAGAGATTGATGAACAGGACGTTAAATACGTTTATGATGTTATTGCAGAAGCAGAAAAAAGATCTTTCACTATCTGCGAATTTTGTGGACAACCAGCCAAGCAGGGTAAGTATGGTTATACTATAGAGACTGTATGTGATGAACACAGAATTTCAAGAAGGTGACCTAGTATGGGTTAATAAGTATGCTAAGTCATACAGCTCAGAACTTATTATTCATCGCAAAGCAAAACAAATGTCATTACTAGAAGAGTTTAGTATTTTGGGTATTGTTGTCTCAGCATACTCAGACCTTTGCTATGTTTGGGTAATGCAAGATGAAGAATACCACTATTTTTTCAAGGAGGATCTTAAATGCCAAGAATGATGGTTGTTGATGCTAATAATCAGTATCTTCGTGCATACATTACTAATCCAACACTTTCACCAAACGGTCAACCTGTAGGTGGTGTTGTTGGATTTCTTAAAATTATGCAGAAACTATGCAATACCATAAATCCAGATCTTATTTATATCTGTTGGGATGGTGAAGGTGGTTCTAAGAAACGTAAACTTATGAACTCAAATTATAAAGAAGGTCGCAATCCTCTTCGTCTTAATCGTGATGTTCGTAATCTTACAGAGAATGAAGAGATTTCTAATAGAATTTGGCAGCAAACTAGAGTTGCAGAATATTTTAATCAAATGCCAGTTATTCAGCTTCTTTATCCAAATATTGAAGCAGATGACCTTGTATCTTATGTTGTAAATCATCAACACTATAAGCGTTGGCAAAAAGTAATTGTATCCTCAGATAAAGACTTTATTCAACTTATTAATGATAAGACCATTCTTTATCGTCCTATCCAAGAAGAGCTTTTAAATGTTTCTAAAATTATTGAAAAGTATGGCGTTCATCCTAACAATTTTGCCTTAGCAAGAGCAATTACTGGTGATGATAGTGATAATTTAAAAGGTGTGCGTGGTGTTGGAATGGCTACAGTAGCTAAACGACTTCCTATGCTTGCTGAAGAAAAACAACATCTACCAAATGATGTTGTTGAATTCTCTAAAGATAAAGAAGGAAAAGCGTTTGACAGTATCGCCTCATCTTTTGAGGTGATTAGAGACAACTATCGCATCATGCAACTTTCTTCCCCACAGATTTCCTTTCAGACAAAGCAAATGATTGATGAACTCATTGAAAGCTTTGAGCCACAACTAAATCAACTTGAATTTAAACGTATGTCTATGCAAGATGGTTTTGGTGTAGTAGATTTTACTTCTTTAATGACTTGTTTTAAGAAAATTGTAGCCAACAATACTACTTAGATGTATGAAGTATAATTTAATTTTAGAGAATTGGAGAACATTCTTAAAAGAAGCAGACCTTTCTTCTGTCGCTCCAACATCAGCAGCAACTAGCGTTACAACCTCAGCAGCAGATATTGCTGCTGCCGTTGAAAAAAGCAAAGACGAACTTAGAACAACAAAAGCTAAAGACGCAGTAAGAGCAGCTTTGACTGTTGCTAAAGAACAGGCAAAAGCTTTAGGTAAAGAATTGTCCGAAGATGAAATACGAGCCATATTAAAAACTGTTAGTGACGATTTAAGACTTTCTGAAGCTAAAAAAAAAAGGTCTAAAGTTGTAAAGAAGAAGAAATCTGGTGACCGTTGTACTAGAATAGCCAAACGTAAATATGATGTTTGGCCTTCTGCTTATGCTTCTGGTGCTGTTGTTAAATGCCGCCAAGGAAAGATTTGGAAAGGTATAAGCGAAAGTACAACAGATGAAGAAATTGATGATGCTTTGCTTCTTGAAGAGATTGAGCAAATTGAAGTAATTGAAGAAGCTAAAAAGAAAGATTATAAGCCAAACTTCTCTAAAGAAAATGAGCAAGGTCTTCATGGATGGTTTGCCAGAAACAAAGGTAAAGGCTGGATAAACTGTAGAACTGGTGGCCCTTGTGGTCGTGATTCTGCCGATAGTGGCGGTAAATACCCAGCTTGTAGACCAACCAAAGCACAATGTAAATCTGCTGGTAAAGGACCGCTAAGAAAAAAGAAATCATCTTCTCCAATCTCTTGGACCAAAAAGAAAAAGAAGGACTAATTAACAATATGAGCGACAAACTTACATCATTTAAAGATTTTCAAATATTAACTGAAAATTTTAAGAACTTTATTGAAACCGAAGAAACTGAATATGACGATGCAGTTTTAGATGATGGAACTCTTGTTTGTCCTGCTTGTCTTGAAGAAGTTCTTGAAAGCGAAAGAGCTATTATTCAAGAAGCTAAATACCAAGGAAGAACAGTTACATTAAACAAGCCAATGAAAGGCGATGTCAAGAAATCTAAAGTTTATGTTAAAGATCCAAAAACTGGTAATGTAAAGAAAGTTAATTTTGGCGATAAAAACATGAAGATTAAAAAGTCAAATCCAAAAAGACGTAAATCCTTCAGAGCACGCCACCACTGCGAAAACCCAGGACCAAAGACTAAAGCACGTTATTGGTCTTGCAAAGCTTGGTAGATCGTATTACTCTATAACTTCCCAAAAGGTGCAAAATGACTACAGCCTCTACAAACGAGAGGAGTGACTTTTCTCGTTTCGGAAAAAGCTTTCAAGAGAGTCTAGTACAACTTATCCTTATGGATCGTCCTTTCTGTGACCAGATCCGTGAGGTATTTTCTATTGAATTTCTTGAGCTAAAGTATCTCCAAGCATTCGTGCAGATTGTATTTAGCTACAAAGATAAGTACAAAATTCATCCTACATTTGACATTATGACCACACTTATTAGGTCTGGTCTTGAAGAACAAAACGAAACCGTGCAAAAGCAGGTTCGTGATTTCTTTGCTCGTATGCAGGACGCAGAGCCAGATGGTGCTCAATTTATCAAGGAAACTTCTCTTGATTTTTGTAAGAAGCAGAAATTAAAAGAAGCAATGTTGAAGTCTGTTAAACTTCTTCAATCTGCTTCTTTTGATGAAATTTCCAAGACAATCAATGAAGCACTAAAGCTTGGTACAACTTCTGATTTTGGATATGATTATCTTGTAGACTTTGAGAAGCGTTTCCAAATTAAGGCTCGTAATCCAGTTAGTGTCGGATGGGCTGAGGTTGATAGTATTTGCAAGGGCGGACTTGGTACTGGTGAACTTGGAGTTGTTATTGCTCCTACTGGTGCTGGTAAATCAATGGTACTTGTGCATCTTGGAACAGAGGCACTAAAGGCTGGAAAGACTGTAGTACATTATACTCTTGAACTTGCAGACTCTGTTGTTGCTTCGCGTTATGATAGTTGCCTTACTGGTATTGAGTTGAAAGACTTATTTACTTTCAAAGAGCAGATTTTTCAATCGGTACAAGATTTGGCTGGTAAACTTATTGTAAAAGAATATCCAACTAAATCTGCGTCCACTAATACTATTAAGCTTCATCTTGAGAAACTTAAAATTAAGGGCATCAAGCCAGATATGATTATTGTAGATTACGGTGATCTTCTTCGTCCTATTTCTAATCAGAAAGAGAAGAGACAGGAACTTGAAACTATTTATGAAGAGTTGCGAGGCTTAGCGCAAGAATATACTTGCCCTGTTTGGACGGCATCACAAACTAATCGCTCTGGTCTAAATGCAGAAGTAATCACGATGGAATCAATCTCAGAAGCATTCAATAAATGCTTTGTTGCTGATTTTATTTTTTCTGTATCGCGAACTGTTGAAGATAAAGCCTCAAACTCTGGTAGAATCTTTGTAGCTAAAAACCGAAACGGACCAGACGGTCTTGTCTATCCAATTTTCATGGATACAAGTAATGTTAAGATTAAAGTTTTGCCATCGACAGGAGAGACACCATCAGATATAATGGTGAGAACTTCTAAAGAACAAGAAGATAATCTAAAGAAGAAATATTCAAAATACAAAAAGAAGAAAACGGAGAACTCAGATGTATAGCAGGGAAGATGTAACAAAAGATAGTTTACAATACTTTAAGGGTGATGAACTAGCGGCAAACGTATTCACATCAAAGTACGCTCTAAAAACAAAAGATGGTAAGTATCTGGAGACAAATCCAGATCAAATGCATCAACGTATAGCCAAAGAATTTGCTCGTATTGAAGCAAAGTTTGGTAGTGAAAGCGCATTAAGTTATGAGACAATTTATAACGATATTGCTAATTTTGGACATATCGTACCACAAGGTTCTCCTATGTATGGTATTGGTAATACTGAAGTCAATGTATCTTTATCAAATTGCGTTGTAGTTGCCTCACCAGAAGATTCAGTTTCATCTATTTTAGATTCTGGTAAGCATCTTGCAAACCTATTTAAACGTCGTTGTGGTGTAGGTCTTGATATTTCAAATCTACGTCCAGAAGGAATGACCGTAAACAATTCTGCTGGCACCACAACAGGTGCTTGGTCATTTGCTGACTTCTATTCATATGTTTGTCGTATGATTGGTCAAAACGGTCGTCGTGGTGCGCTTATGATTTCACTTGACGTAAGACACCCAGATGTTGAAAAGTTTGCTATAATGAAACATGATTTGACAAAGGTTACAGGTGCAAATGTCTCAATCCGAATCTCAGACGACTTTATGGAAGCTGTGGAGCAAGACCAAGACTTTACTCTTAGATTTCCTGTTAATTCCGATAATCCTACTTACTCTAAAACTATTAGAGCCAGAGATTTATGGAAAACAGTCGTTGACTCAGCGACGAGGACGGCAGAACCAGGACTTTTGATGTGGGGCAATATTGAGAAATACCTACCAGCACAAAGCTATGCAGAACAAGGCTTTAAAACACTTACAACCAATCCTTGTGGTGAAATCCCACTTTCTGCTTATGACTCTTGCCGTCTAATCTCAGTAAACCTTAAGTCATTTGTAGTTAATCCATTTGAAGCAAATTCATACTTTCATTTTGAAAAGTTTGAAGGTGTTGTAAAACGTGCAATGCGTCTTTCTGATGATCTTGTACAACTTGAAATTGAGAAACTTACAAAAATTATTAGTGCTTGTGATACAGAGGACGAGAAAGAACTTTGGACCAACCTTCTAAGAGCATGTGCTGATGGTCGTCGTACAGGTCTTGGCACTCACGGTCTTGCTGATGCACTTGCTTGTCTTGGAATGCCATACGATTCAGCAGATGCACTTGTTACAATTGATAAAATTTATAATACTCTTAAAGAATCTGCCTACACAGAGTCAGTTTGGCTTGCAAGAGAGCGCGGATCATTCCCAGTATTTGATTGGGAACTTGAAAAAGATAATGGTTTTATCAAATCACTTTCACCTTCACTTCAAAACGCAATCAAGACATTTGGACGCAGAAACATTAGCATCCTAACAAATGCTCCAACTGGTTCTGTTTCAATTATGTCTCAAACTTCTTCTGGTCTTGAACCTGTATTCCGTAATTTCTACATTCGTCGTCGTAAACTTTCTCATAACGAGCAAGATCAAATGGCAGCTTTCGTAGATGCTATGGGTGATAGATGGACTGAATATAAAGTTTACCATCATAACGTTCAAGAATACCTAAAGAAATTTGAAACTGAAGAAGTTCCTGCTTTCTTTACAGAATCAGACAAGATTGATTGGAAGCGTCGTGTTGAAATTCAAGGTGTAATTCAAAAACATATTGATCATTCAATTTCTTCCACAATCAATCTTCCAAAAGGTACAAGTCCAGATGTAGTTTCTGAACTTTATCGTCTTGGATGGAAGCTTGGACTTAAGGGTATTACTGTTTATGTTGATGGTTCCCGTGATGGTGTTCTTATTACAGAAACCAAGAAAGAATCATTCCCACAACATAATGCTCCAAAACGTCCAACAACTCTTGAAACCGATATTCATAACCTTACAATTAAAGGTGAGAAATGGACAATTCTTGTTGGATTAATGGATGGTAAACCTTATGAAGTTCTTGGTGGAGCAAACAAAATTGTTGATCTTCCAAAAAATGCAAAGAAAGGACAACTTGTAAAAGTATCAACTGGTAAAAACCAAGCTAGATATGACCTAGTGGTTGATGATTTGACCGTTAAAGATGTATCCAAAGTCTTTGATAATCCAAATTATTCTGCATTTACAAGACTTCTTTCACTATCTCTACGTCATGGTGCCCCAATTAACTATGTTGTAGAGCAGATGCAGAAAGAACAAGATTCAGATATGTTCTCATTTGCCCGTTCTATTTCAAGAGTCCTAAAGCAATATGTTCCAGACGGTACAAAAGCCACAGGTCAAAAGACTTGTCCAGAATGTAGTTCAACTAACTTGATCTACCAAGATGGGTGTGTTACTTGCTCAGACTGTGGAAATAGCAAGTGCGGTTGATAAAATAACTTGACACAAACCTCCTAATTGATTATTTTACTAATAATTGATTAGGAGGTTTTTATGTCTATTAAATTGAATCATTTAGTACCAAGACACGATATGGATAAAAGATGTGATCCGCAAGATAAAAATAGCAAAACACATTATTTTATTTTTACTGGTCACTTAGAAACAAAATTCAATGGTCTTATTGAAGTAGCCTTTGCTTGCAAGTATTGCGAAAGAAGAGTGACCAACTTTCTTACACAAGAAGAATATCAAACTCATAAAAAATTATTAGGTGCATGATGTATTATTTATCCCCACGAAACAAGTTCTTGCTTGTTGAGCATACTGAGGTTAAGGTAGAACAACCTCAACACGCTTTCGTTCTCCCAACAGACTATAAAGAAAAAGAGAAGCCACATAAGGTGGTTCGTGTTATAGAGGATTCGACAGAGAAGTATGAACCAGAGAGTTTGATTCTTGTTCCAACTCATATGTTAGAAGAAGTTGATTTAGATGGTGAAAAACATTATCTTATTCAAGAAAATTATGTATTAGCAACCGTAACCAAGGAGGGTTAATGTCAGACGCACTAAGCCGTGAAGAGCACATCGCAAATTATGTTCGTAATGTCGCAACTATTGAAGAAGCAATTCAACCATTTAAAGATCAGATGAAAGATCTTCGCAAAGAATACGTCGATAATGCTTGGCTTACCAAAGAAGACATTAAAATGGCTGTAAAGGCTTATCGTCTTTCTAAAGCCAAGGTAAACATGGATGAACTTGTAGAAAGTCACAATACTCTTGTAAGCAAGTTTGTTATTAGTGAGGAATAAATGAAATCTATTGAACTTTACGGTGATGGTATTGGTAAGGTAGAACTTGTAGATTCTATGGGTTCAGATCTTACAGTTGTAAACTCGGCCCGTGTATCATTCGGCAAGCACAAAGAGGAGCTAGATGAAAAAGATGAGAAACTTATCGATTATCTTATTCGTCATAAGCATACTTCTGTATTGGAGCACAATCTAATTACCTTTAGATTCAAGGTTCCTTTGTTTGTACGTTCTCAACACCACAGGCATCGTACTTGGTCTTATAACGAAATTAGTCGAAGATACACAGATTTCAACATTGAGTTTTATGAACCAAAACAATACAGGAAACAACATGCTTCTAACCGTCAAGCTTCAACAGATGAAACATTTGATCCAATGTTCCATAATGAAGGTTTTGGTACAGCTCACAGTGCATCATCAATTGTTGCTGGACACTTCAAGCACAGTCTTACCCTTTACAACAAGCTCATAGATAATGGTGTTTGTAAAGAACAAGCAAGAATGGTGCTCCCACAAGCAATGTATACTGAATACTATGGAACAGTAAATCTAGGCAATCTGCTTAAGTTTATTGATCTTAGAAGCCACGAAGGAGCACAGTACGAAATTCAAAAAGTTGCTGAGGCTTGTCTGCAAATTGCAAGCGAACTTTATCCCAAAACTGTTGCTGCCTATAGAAAGATAGTAGATGAAAGGCATAATTCATAAATACGACAGAATAATAATAGGGGCTACTTTTGAGTCCCTATTATATGCAGCTTATACTAAAACACCAGTATTTTATGTAGTTCCTAAAGTTCCAACTATTTTTGATAGTGTTTCAATAGGACAAAACTATAAATTTATTAATGTATTTGCAGAATTACATGAATTAGAAACTAACAAAGGCAAAATACTAACTAGACCTCAAAAAGAACTACTTTGGGGTCGGTTAGTATTTCTTTTATCTGTTCGTGGGTTACTGCCAGCAAATAAACTACAATCAATTAGAATAGAAGACGGTGTTGTAAAACTAACTACAGAAAATTCAAGATTAGTTACGCTAGAAGCAAATCAAATATTGCTTTTTGATGATGAAGGGGTCGAAGGACTTCCAGAGCCAACTGTAGTAAACGACCGTTACATTGTTAAAGATTATGTGCAATTTGATAAATTAAAATTTATAAACAAATCATATGATCTTATTTATACTGATTATGAGCATGTAAACCAAATTTGGTTTCTTCCACCTTCAAGCAAGAAAAGACTGCACGATGGTTGCTTAATATCTTATTGTAGTTCTCTAAGAGAGGTTCAAGACGATTTAACAGATTATAATATTAAATTTATTCTTAAAGAACAATTTGATAAATACAATATGAAAGGTTGTGAGAACGGAATTGCTCCTAGTGGTTCTAAGAAATATAGACCAGTTAGTTATTTTTTTCTTAATAGAATAGTTGAAAAAGAAAAGCCAAATGTTTTTGAGAATGTAGATAATATTAAATTTATGTCTTTAACAGCAGATGAGATAATTGGAATTTTTGGTAGATTTCCCACATTGGAGTATGTTTTATGCGACAAATTATCGAAGATCAGCTTACAACGCCGAAAATCGCGCACCTCGCAGGGATCGTACCGATTGCGGGTAAAGCTTTAGACTTTAATATGCCGTGGCCCGATGCCATGATGCCTATTGGTCCAAATTATATAGCAGCAGAAAGAGCAATACTTGAGTGTGCTTGGGCTGGTTGTGAAACTATATGGGTTGTATGCAATCAAGATATTAGTAGAGTGTTAAAGAATAAAATTGGTGATTTTGTTTACGACCCAGTAAGAAGCTATTTTAAGCATAAAACGCCAGAAGGCTTTGACACGGTTATGTTCAAAAAAATACCAATCTATTATGTTCCAGTACTTCAAAACAAAAGGCATAAAACAAGTTTACCGTATTCAATAATACAAGGTGCTTACTACGCTTACCATACAAGTTATAAAATGTCTAAGTGGTTATTACCAGCGATGTATTATGTTGCTTTTCCATATGGCATTTATGCTCCAAAACAAGTATCCGTTAGTCGGGAAAAATATAATAATTATCAAAATTATTTACACGCATCAAAAGACGGAAAAACTGTTTTAGATAATGAATATTTGGGCTTTACTTTCTCAAGAGCACAATTTAGAAAATGTAAAGAAATTATACATAAAAGAAAAGTTGATAAACCTTGGACTGATTACGCCCTTGACGATGTTTTTAATCGAGATACTATAACTGAGTACAACGAAAACAAAGTTTATTCTTATTACAATATTGGAAGTTGGCAGCAATATTGTAAGTTTTTAGGTTCGCCAGAAACTAAATATTATAAAGAATCAACAATAAAAAAATACTTTATTGATAAACCGTTTACATTATATGGTATGGTAGATGAACCAGAGGAGGAAGAGCAAGATGGGAATGTTTGATACTATTGAAGTTGTCGAAGACATTGAAAATGGACCATATGCTGGCGAGTACCAAACAAAAGATCTTGGTTCTTATTTAGATAATTACCTTATTCACAATAATCGACTTTGGTTAGTTAAACGTAGAATTGAAGTTGTACCAGAAAGCGAAAGAAAACATCCTGTACTTAATATGTTTCGTTCTGTTGAAGAAGAAACAGTAGACATTAGTTTTCACGGATGGTTTAAAATGTATGGTGCTTATACAACTTGGAAGCTTAAATTTACAGATGGAGAACTTATGCAGAGTATTTTTGTACCACATGATACTGATACAATTCGTGTTAGTGGTAGTACATCAGAAGATTCACAAGATGACACAGAAGAAGTAGTTGCACACTGGAAAGGTGATGGTTATGTTCCAGAACCAGACTATGACGACTACGAGGGGTAAATGAATAACGAAATTAAGTTTGTTGGACTTCACGCACATTCTGTAGCAGGTTCAATCTTTGATGGTATGGGCTATCCGCCAGACCATATGGATTTTGCTTACTCTAACGGTATGGATGCCCTTGCTTTGACTGACCACGGAAATATGAATGGTCTTTCGTGGCAAGTTCTCCATGCAAAAAAGATGAAGAAGGAAGGTAAGGACTTCAAACCTATTTTTGGTGTTGAGGCTTACTTTATTCCTTCTATTGAAGATTGGCGTGCAGAATATGAAAAGCACAAGGAAGATAAGAAGAACAAGACGGAAGATGAATCCGTAACAGGTGCAATTGTAGAGGATGAAGGCGCGTCAAAGAAGGAGATTAAGTCTCTTCTTAATCGTCGTCGTCACCTTGTTCTTCTTGCAATGAATCAGCAGGGTCTAAATAACATTTTCAAGCTTGTTTCTGAAAGTTACAAGACTGAGAATTATTACCGATACCCCCGCATGGATTACACAATGCTAGAGAAGTATAACGAGGGTGTAATTGCCCTTTCTGCTTGTCTTGGCGGTGTTTATGCTGGATGCTATTGGGAAAATAAGGACAAGGGTGAGGAAGCAATTCTTGATTCTTTCCGTACAGTAACAAAGCGAATGGTTTCCATTTTTGGTGACCGTTGGTATGGCGAGCTACAATGGAATAACGTACCAGAGCAGCACATTCTAAATAAGTATATTATCAAGATGCACGAAGAGTTTGGTATTCAACTTGTAACTACTTGTGATAGTCATTACCCAAATCCAGATGCTTGGAAAGACCGTGAGCTTTATAAGCGTCTTGGTTGGCTAGGTAAGGGCAAGCCAGAGTGGGCAGAGGGTAATTCAGAACTTCCTGCTGGTGTTGATGAAATTGGATACGAACTTTATCCCAAGAATGGGCAGCAAGTATTTGAGTCTTTCCAAAAGTACTCAAAAGAGTGTGGCGTTCACTATCAACAGAGTCTGGTTCTTGAAAGTATTACAAATAGTTATAAGATTGCACACGAACGTATTGAAAGCTTTATGCCAGATAATACCGTTCGACTTCCTAACTTTGTAGTACCTGCTGGTTATACTGCTGGTGACGCTCTACGTCACTATTCTATGGAAGGTATGCGTAATCTTGGTCTACTTGATAAGCCAAATTACATTAAGCAACTTGACCAAGAACTTGATGTTATTGAAGATAGAGGATTTAGTAAATACTTCCTCACAATGAAGGCTATTTCAGATAAAGCTCAAGGAATGCAACTAGTTGGCCCAGGTCGTGGCTCTGCTGCTGGCTCACTTGTATCTTATGTTCTTGGAATCACTCAAGTAGACCCAATTAAACATGGGCTTCTATTTGAGCGTTTCATGACAAAGAATCAAGATGGATTTCCAGACATTGACTATGACGTTTCTGACCCAATGGTACTTAAAGATGTTCTAATCAAAGAGTGGGGAGATACTACGGTAGTTCCAATTTCTAACTGGAATACTCTACAACTTAAATCTCTTGTTAAAGACATTAGCAAGTTTTATAACATTGAATTCAAAGAGGTAAATGAAGTCACTTCTAAAATGATGCTTGAGGCTACACCACTTGCCAAGCAAAAGCATGGAATCAAATCTGGTGTTTATACACCAACATTTGAGGAGGTAAAAGAGTATTCTGCAACACTACAGGGATTTCTTAAAAAGTATCCACACATTGCAAATCACATTAATGCTCTTTATGGACAAGTTCGCTCTTGTTCCCGTCATGCTGGTGGAGTTGTAGTTGGTGAAAACCTTGATCAATACATGCCTCTCATTAATTCAGATGGTGTACGTCAAACTCCTTGGTCAGAGGGTCAAAACGTTCGCCACCTTGAGCCAATGGGATTCATCAAATTTGACATTCTTGGTATTGCTTCTTTGCGAATGATTGAAGGTGCAATTCGACACATTCTTAAGCGTACAAAGGGAATCAAAAACCCAACATTTGAAGATGTTAAGGCTTTCTACAATGAAAACCTACACCCAGATAAAATGAACATGAGCGACAAGAAAGTTTACAAGAATGTATTTGAGAAAGGCAATTTTGCTGGAGTCTTCCAATTTACAGAAGCACCAGTTCAAGAGTTTTGCAAGAAAGTAAAGCCAAAAAACATCATTGATGTATCAGCAATTACTTCTATTTACCGTCCTGGCCCTCTTGGAGCAGACGTAGATAAACTTTACATTGCAGCAGTAGAAGACCCAGAAAGCATTAAGTATGTTCATCCAATAATTAAAGAAGTAACAAAGCAAACTCATGGCTTTTTGATCTTTCAAGAGCAAATTGCTATTCTTGCTCACAAACTTGGTAAAGATGTTGACCTAGATGAAGGAAATAAACTTCGTAAACTTCTAACCAAGAAAGGAACAGGTAAAGGATTTGAGGAAAAAGACAAGATTCATCACAAATTTATCGAAGGTTGTGTGGAAAAAGGTATTGATAAGAAAGAAGCGCAGAAACTTTGGGAAACATTTGAGTATTTTTCAGGTTACGGCTTCAATAAATCTCATGCCGTTTGCTATTCGATCCTTTCATATCAATGTGCTTGGCTTTTGACTTATTACAAGGCAGAATGGATGGCAGCATTTTTGGATAAAGAAGATGCAAAAAACAAAGAGTATGCAATTAATCTTGCAAAATCTATGGGTTTCAAGATTGAGCCTCTAAACATCAATACTTCTGGTATGGTTTGGGAGATTTCAGAAGATGGAGAGACACTAATTCAACCCCTTTCTTCAATTAAAGGTCTTGGAGAAGTAGCAATTCAACAAATCTTTAATAATCGACCATTTAAGACAGTTGAGGACTTTATTTTCAACGAGAATATTGTTTACAGTAAACTCAACAAAAAAGCTCTTGATGTTCTGATTCGTTCTGGTGCTTGTAATACTTTGATTGATGAAAGATTTACAGGTGCCAAACATTTCTGGTCAGCAGTAGCGGTTGATAGACCTCGTAAACTCAAGAATCTTATCGAAAACATTGAAACCTATAAACCAGAAGGTGAATTCTCAAATGAAGAGAAAATTGAGTATCTTACACAACTAACTGGTGTTTATCCAATGAATCTTGTTGTATCTCCAGAAATTATGATTAGGCTTCAAGAGAAGATGGTTCCACCAATTTCTGAGTACGATGAAGAACTAGGACTTGCTTGGTTTGTTGTGCGAGAGATTGAAAAGAAGAAAACAGCAACTGGTAAAGATTATTGGGTTCTTAATACAATTGACAGTACAAATACCGAAGTTAAAATTAAATGCTGGGGCATAAAAGAGAAAGACATTGTGTTTACTAATCGTCCTTATATGGTAAAACCAAATTATGATGATTGGGGATTTAGTGTAAATAATGTAGCAAAACAACTTAGATTACTTGCTTAAATGATAAACTCCTTACTATTTATGTGATAGTAAGGAGTTTATTTTTATGAAAAGAATAACAGAAGCACAAATTAGAAAAGTCATTAGAGAAGAATTAGTAAAAGTTCTTAATGAGCAACTAGAAGATAAAGGCTCTCAATTGTCAAGACAACATTTTCAAGAACGCCCAAATATGGCTCAATATGCAAAAGATGAAGCTGGTCGTTGTTTAGAAGGTCATAATCAAAATAATGGTCAGTATGCAATTGTAACTGGCTGTAAATATTATTATTTATCTGCACAAAATATGCAACGCATGAAAGGTGGCGAACTTCATAATGAAACATTCAATCGTATAGAAAGTTTATTAAAAGATTTGGGTTTATCAAAACAAATCAATGATTTACCAGTTCGATATGAATGAAAAAAGGATACACATGAAAAGAATAACAGAAGCACAAATAAGACAAGTTATTAAAGAAGAGTTAATTGGTCTTTTAAACGAAATGAGCCAAGAGCCAGTTAAAACTGTTAAATTTAGTGAATTGAAAAAAGCCCAAGAACAAGTAGGCAAGAACTATTCTTCTACTACTGGTACTGATTTATCGCAGTTTAAAAATATTCTTGATGATGCAATGATTCCAATTGTTAAAACTCGTATTGGATATGCTGCTATGATTAAAACTGAACCTCAAATGAAACCTATGGAGTTTGTAATCAGTACAGAAGTAGCCAAAAAACTTGGTATTAATACCAATTCAGTTAAATCTGCACAAACAGGAAATGCGACCGAACCTTCACAAGTAGGAAACATAGCTGGGTTGCCACAAAATTTGCGTAGCCTTCACGGATTACAAGAAGCAATAAGAAGATTAATTTTAAAAGAGTTAAGAAGACGTTGACCTTCTGACCCTCCTTGGATAGTATGTCCTTGGAGGGTTTCTCTTGTCTATCAATCTCGGCTATGCCTGCATCAACATGGGATTTTCTGAGCGTCCAGCAAAGTCCCGAATTACCACAAACCGTACAATGATTCGTAAGACGTTTGACGCAAAGGGAATTAACTATGCTGGGGAACTTATCGAGCAGAATCTCAATGACCTGTATACAATCCTACAATGGAATACAGCAAACGGAATTGGGTTCTATCGTATGTCCTCCGATATGTTTCCTTGGGCATCCGAATACGGTGTCGCTAATCTCCCGAACATTGAGCGTGTTGCAGATTTGCTTCGTAAGTGTGGGGAATATGCTAATTCCACAAATCAGCGACTTTCTTTCCACCCTGGCCCATTCAACAAGCTCACATCTTCTAATCCTTCTGTAACTGCTAATACCATCAAGGATTTGACGGTTCATGCAGATATTATGGATTTGATGGGTCTTTCTCGCACTCATTACAACAAGATCAACATTCACGTTGGAGCAACTTACAAGAATAAGCCTATGGCTGTAGAACAGTTTCTTCGTAATTTTGAACTTCTTGAAGATAAGATTAGGAGTCGTTTTACACTTGAGAACGACGATAAGGAATCCCTGTATACTACTGAGGAGCTTTATAATCTTGTTTACAAGCATACCAACATTCCTATTGTTTTTGACTACCATCATCACAAGCTAAATAATGGTGGTATGTCTGAAAAAGATGCACTTGAAATTGCAATCTCCACTTGGCAAAACATCAAGCCTGTGGTACATTACTCTGAATCTCGTAGTGAGGAGCAGGGTATTAAGTGTCCAGCCCAAGCACACTCAGACTTTATCTACAAGCACATTGACACCTATGGTCATGATGCGGATATTATGATTGAAGCAAAGATGAAGGAACTGGCACTATTCAAGTATCGTGAACTACATAATGTATGATAGATTTAATACCAATTATGATTGTTTCGCTTTTTCCTTTGATGGTTCTACTTTATTTATCAAGAAATGATGAGGACGAAAAATAATGAAACTTACTTTTATTTCTGATACACACAATAAGCACAACCAAGTTACTATTAAAGAAACTGATATTCTGTTTCATACTGGTGATATGACCTCTAGAGGTAGACTACCAGAAGTGAAAGCGTTCCTTCACTGGTTTAGTAAGCAACCAGCAGAACACAAAATTTTAATTGCTGGTAATCACGATTGGTTGTTTGCAAAAGACCCAAATACAGCTAAACTTCTTCTTGAGGAGTATCCAAACATTACTTATCTTCAAGACCAAACTGTTATAATCAATAATCTAAGAATTTATGGTTCTCCTTGGCAACCGCGTTTTTATGATTGGGCTTTTAATGCTGACAATTCACAGCTTTATGAACTGTGGGATAAAATACCAGGAAATACTGAGATTCTTTTAACTCACGGCCCACCACATAAATTTCTTGATCTTACTTATGACCGTAGGAATGTTGGTTGTGAAATCTTGAAGATGAATGTAATAAAACGTGTTAAACCTATGATTCATGCTTTTGGTCATATTCACGAAGCAAGACTAAAACTAAAGTTTGGTGATACTACTTTTGTTAATTCTTGTTGTCTTGATGAAGATTATATTTATAAAAATGAACCTATAGTTATGGAGATTTGATGATTACAGCAGATAAAGAAACTCTTGAATGGCTTGAGTTTGGTTCTAATAACAATGAGGAAAAAATGAGTCTTAATCTTAAAGTTGTTAAAATGAGTGGATTTGTAAATCTTACTCAACGTGAAAAAGGAAATGCAGGTTTTGATCTTTATGCTACAGAAGATGGTATTTTAGCCCCAGGTGAAAGAGTAGTTGTACCAGTTGGTATTTCTACTTCTTTTAGTCCAGAGTATTACATGCGTGTTGCTCCTCGTTCTGGTCTTGCAGCAAAGAATGGTATTAATGTTCTTGCTGGTGTTGTTGACTCAAGTTATAGAGGAGAATGGAAAGTGATTCTTCACAATACGTCAACGCTCTATTTTGATTGGAACATTGGCGACAGAATTGCACAAGCAATTCCAGAGAAGATTTCTACTGACCAATTTGAGTTTGTGGAGTCTTTAAGTGAAACTGACAGAGGAAGTGGTGGTTTCGGTTCGTCGGGACGTTGAACCACAAGAAGGACACATTGTAAGATATAACGTTGACAATATGAATTTTGACGGTATGTACATTGCAAGTGTTTTTGATGATAGAGGTTTTGATCTTAAAGAGTGTGTAGAATTTCACGAAGTTTTTGTGTTTGAAACAGGCTCTTTAGAAAGATTCTTTGCATTTGAGTTACTTGGAGTTTTAGAAATATGAATACAATTGTATGGTCGGCTGACAAAGATGAGTGGAGCACAGCACAAGACTTTTACGATGGTCTTAATAGTAAATATAAATTTACACTAGATCCGTCTGCTGATGCTACAAATGCTAAATGTTCTAAATTTTATACTATCGATGACGATGGACTTTCTAAGGATTGGGCAGGAGAAACAGTATTTTGTAATCCTCCTTACTCAAAAGCGAAAGAATGGATGAAAAAAGCCTTTGAAGAAAGCAAGAAAGCAAACACAAAAATTGTTATGCTTGTTGCTGCTCGTACAGACACTAAGTTTTTTCATGATTATTGTATGAAAGCAAATGAAATCTTCTTTGTAAAAGGAAGGCTTAAATTTGGTGGCTCAAAGAATTCAGCACCATTCCCATCTATGGTAGTTGTATTTGACAAAAGTAATCTTAAATTATCATTACGCTTTGCACAGATGGACACCAAAGGAAGAGAGTTTAGAACATGAAAACGATCAACAATGTTGATATTGTATACGGTGCTTCATGGGGCGATGAAGGCAAAGGTAAAATTACACATTTCTTAGCATCAAAACCAAATTATTATAATTTTGTTTGCAGATGGAATGGTGGGAGTAATGCAGGTCATACCATTTATCATAATGGTAAGAAATTTGCTACTCACATCGTTCCTTCTGGTGTTTTTTATGGAATTAAATCTGTTATTGGGCCTAATTGTGTAGTAAATATTGATTCTTTTTATAAAGAAATTGCTGAACTTGCTGCTGGTGGTCTTGATACTTCTCTTGTTAAAATCCATCCATTAGCACATATTGTTACTAATGACCATATCGAAGAAGATAAAGCTAATTTAGGACACCTTGGAACAACTTCACAAGGTATTGCACCAGCATATCGAGACAAAGCCGCCAGAAAGGGTTTACTTGCTAAAGATAGTACAATAGATAAATCCTACATCTTAGATGAACAACTATCTGGCAATGTGCTTTGTGAAGGAGCGCAGGGGTACCACCTTGATATTAATTATGGTAATTATCCATTTGTTACTTCAAGTGAATGTTTACCTTATGGTGCTTGTTCGTTAGGATTTCCACCACAAAAAATTAAGAGTATATTTGCTTGTGCCAAATTGTATGACACACGTTCTGGTACTGACCCTCTATTTCCAGAAACTTTACTTGACGATCCAGTATTATCAAAAATTGGTCTTTTAGGTAAAGAATATGGCACCACAACAGGTCGTAGAAGAAAAGTAAATTGGCTTAATCTTGATAAACTTGTTGAATCAATTACAGTTTGTGGTGCCACTCATTTAATAATTAATAAATGTGATATTATTCAGCAGATTGGAATTTATAAAATATTTTATGAAGGTAAATTAATTTCTTTTAATGAATATGAAGAAATGCAAGACTTTGTTCAATTTATATGTTATAATAGTTCCGATATGCTTGAAAATATATATTTTAGTGGCAATCCAGAAACATTAGAGGGGTTTAGTCTATGATTTCAGCAAGAAAGATAAGAAAGCAAAATAAATTAATTCAAGAAAAAACACTTTTATTTGATGCTTTGCCAAAAAATTGTAATGGTTGTAGTTCACCATATGATAGAAACAATAGAGAGCAAGCATTTTCTTGGTCTGTAATGGTGTTTAATGAAAGTAAAACAGTTAAATTATTCTGTCCCACTTGCTATAAAGATATTCAAGCATGGGCAGAAGATACAGTTAAGGAGGCTGAAAATGAGTAATTATGACTATATTCCAAGTGCAGAAGATATGATTAAAACACTTGAAAAGTTCAGCGCACTAAAAGAAGTAGCAGAATCAGTAAGACCAACCGATGAAGTAAATCATCCAGAACATTATAATTTTGGTGAGATTGAAGCTATTGATATTATTGAAGATCAAGGTCATGGTGAAGCTTTTTGTGCTGCAAACGTAATTAAGTATATTTTGAGATACAAACATAAAGGCACACCACTAAAAGATCTTAGAAAAATTAAATGGTATACAGAGAGGTTAATAAGCTATTATGAAAATAATAATAAAAAGTAATCCTTTTGTTAAAGAACTAACAATTGAAGATTTTGATGAAATAACCAAATCCGATAAGCCATATGTAATTAAGTTTTACAGCCCTACTTGTCATTTATGCAAGGGTCTTAAGCCAATTTTTAACGAAATTGCTGAAACCTATAAAGATAAGTTTTATTTTGGTACTATAAACTCTAGAACACAAAGAAAACTATTTCAACTGTTTAAAATTGATGGTGTACCAGAAATTTTTATTGTTTATAATAACAAGCTTAAAAACATAAAGTACCCAAGCTCAGTTATAGCCGATCCTGTTTCTGGGTATCCAAAAAGTTACATAATACAAAATTTGGAGAAATACCTAAATGAATCAAGATAGACTTACAGAAATCAATAATATTATCGAATTTCTTCATATGGCTTGGAAGAAAAATCCAGATCTTCGTTTAATGCAAATTCTTGGAAATGGATTCCCTGCTGGCGACAACTACTATGTTGACGATCAAGCAGTATTAGATTACCTTATAAGGCTTGTAAATGAAGTGGAGGATTGATGTTCCGTGAAGCTCTAACTTATGATGATGTACTTTTAGTGCCACAATATAGTGATATTGAAAGTAGAAAAGAAATCAATATTGGTAATTGGTTAGATGAAAGTAGAGGTTTATGGTTTGATCTTCCAGTTATTGCTTCACCTATGGATACTGTATGTGGGGCAGATATGGCTATTGAAATTGGAAGAATGGGTGGTCTTGGAATCATTCACAGATACAATACGATTGATAAACAATGCCAAATTGCAGATCAAATTGTAGAACAATTAGGTTCTAGTAAATTTGGTTGTGCTATTGGTATTACAGGCGATTATCTTGAAAGAGCCACAGCCCTAGTAGAGTCAAATGTTAAAATTTTATGTTTAGATGTTGCTCATGGCGATCATATTTTAGTTAAAAAAGCCCTAATTACTCTAAGGGAGAAATTAGGTAATGAACCTCATCTCATGGCAGGAAATATTGCTACTCTTGAAGGAGCTAATAATCTTGCTGATTGGGGTGCTAATTCAATTCGTGTTGGTATTGGTGGTGGTAGTATTTGCTCTACTCGCATTCAAACTGGTCACGGAGTTCCTTCTTTGGATTCTGTTATGAATTGTTCTAAGGTAAATCATGATGTGGCGATTATTGCGGACGGTGGTATTAGGAACTCTGGTGATATTGTTAAAGCTCTTGCTGCTGGGGCTGATTTTGCTATGCTGGGTTCAGTTCTCGCTGGAAGCAGTGCAACTCCAGGTGAAACGTATGTTAATCCAAGGACAGGAGAAGCTACAAAAACTTACCGTGGTATGGCATCAAAAGAAGCTCAAATGGATTGGAGAGGCAAAACTTCTTCTCTTGAAGGAGTCTCAACAACTGTGCCATACAAAGGAAATACAAAAGACATTATCGAACAGCTTGATAATGGCATTCGTTCTGGCTTTTCTTACTCTGGAGCAAGAGGTATTACGCAATTATGGGGTAAAGCCCAATTCATTAGACAAACTTCAGCAGCAGCAAGAGAATCCGATACACATATTCTACACAGAAGCAAATGAACGATAATAATGTAAATAAATTATATTTTCGCTTACCATCTGAGAAAACTGCAAGATTTATTGCTAAGTTAAAATATGATCAAGTAACTGGTCCAAAATTTCTTCAAACAGTAGTTGATGCATATTTAGATGATCATGATGAGTTTATGAAATGGTGGTTTAGTTATAAAAGTACATTAAAATATCCAAAAATTAGATTAAAATCAAGAATTAAACTAATTAATGAAGGCAAAGAACTTGAAAAAGACTTTGCTCTTAATGAGGAAGAAATAGAAAATATTTTTGATATTTTAGAAAATATTGAAGATTAATTAAAAAAAAAGTATTTTTGTAATTTAGACACTATTTATTCGTGTAGGAGCAATACAAATGAGCAAAAAACCTTTATTATCAGAAAGTCAAGTAGCAAAGTGGATGAAACTTGCTAATATTGACCAAAATGCAGCACAAAATTTTCTTTCAGAAAACAAAAAAAGCAACAAAAAGTTAGTTAAAGAAAATGCTATGTCATACGCCCGTGAAGATGAAGAAGCCCCAATGGGTGAAGAAGATATGGATATGGGTATGGGAGAAATGGGTGACGGTTCAATGGGCGAAGAGCCATCCGTCATGGAACCAGAAGAAGATATGGGCGAAATGGGAGCCGATCAAGGCGAACTAGAATTTGATACAGTCGAAGATTTACAACAAGTATTAGTAAATGGTCTTGAAAGTGAAAGTGGTAGACAAGCATTAAAAAATGCAATAATAGATGCTCTTAGCGAACTTGGCCTTGCCGATGAAATGGGTGGTGGCGAAGAAGAAGCAGAAGAAGAGCTTGATCTCGGCATGGAGGGAGGCGATGAAGGGGGTGATGACTCTGCCGAACCCGCTGAAGATGACGAGGACGAAGTACCACTTGCAGAAGGTGTTGAAGTCCTTACCGATAATGAAATAATCAATGAAGTCCTCAAACGTGTTATTCGTAGATTAGTTTGATAGATTAAAAAAATAATAAAGGTTGCTCTTTTAGCTACGCAGGGTTATAATGACTCTGCGTAGTTTTTTATTTGGAGAAATATGACTTATTTATCTTGGGCTTTATTTTTCTTAGCTGGTATTATATTTTCTAAAATAGCATCTGGATTTTTTGATCTTGGGATTATTCTTATGTTTGCAAGAAGAATTTCAGATAGAATACTTGTTTCCTTGCTTATGCTGACACAGGAGTTAGTATACTTGAGAGAACTAAGGATACAGGTTCTTAAAGAAAAAGGTTGTACCGAAGAACAAATTGAATTTCAACTATCTTTGTTTGACAAATGGTTTACAAACTGGAAAGAAGCGGTTATAATTAATTTCATCGCTGCCTATCCAGAGCCTTATAAGAAAGACTTAGAATTCCACGATTGGGTTTCTATGACAAAGTATGTTGAAAAGATTGTAAAAGAAAAAAGAATTTAACAAAAGAGGTATAAATGTTATTCAACAAATCTCGTAAGAAAGTAAATGACGAACACGAACACGAAGATGAAGCAGAAGAGGCAGCAGAGGCTGGTTCTAAGCCACCTATTCCAATGACGCTATTTATGCCTCCTGCTGGTGCTGGTAAAGGAGACTCACGTTCAATTGGTCTATTTGGAGAAGTAGACGAAGTAAAGATTGCTCAAATTGTTGCAGTAATGCTTGATTTGGCAGAAAATTGTGAAGTTGACTACCCATCCAACCCAGATGATCCAGAATCTGAAATTGAGACAGAGAACGAACCTATTGAATTTATTATAAATACCCCAGGTGGTTCTGCTGATGATATGTTTGCGCTTTATGACATTATGCGAGTTATTAAAAATAAGTGCGACATTGTAACTTTCGGTGTAGGGAAAGTAATGTCTGCTGGTGTTCTTCTTCTTGCAGCAGGAACTAAAGGACAACGTAGAATCGGAAAGAATTGTCGAGTAATGATTCATTCAGTAATTGGTGGTAATGCTGGCCCTCTCCATAACCTTGAAAACGAAATGGACGAGATTAGATATGTTCAAAACGCTTATCTAAAGGCACTTGCAGCAGAAACCAATATGTCATTCCGTCAACTCAAGAAAATGATTGATAAGAAGGTCAATGTTTACCTTTCAGCAGAAGAAGCAGTAAAGCTTGGAATTGCTGATATTATTGTTTGATATGACTATTTAATAACATGAACAACAATGAATTAGACAACTTAGTAGAAAGCTTTTTAACTCCAAAGAAATCAAAAATCATGGAGCTTAAAGAGCTTTTTGCTCTATTTGATGAATTAAAGCTTACAGAAGCCGCTCAATTACAAGCTGTTTATCCATCAGCGCAAAAGAAAGGATACGAACAGGAACACGAAAGCATATCATTTTTTTATAAAATTTATAACGAAACACTTGCTACTCAAATACCAGAAGGTGAAGATCCAATAGATAAAATTGAAAATTTTATCAAATTTGTAGATATATTAAAAAAAGATCAAAACAAAGAAAATGTAAATTTATCTAACTCATTAGCTGCTATTATCTTTACCAGTTCTCTACACAAATTGATTGAGGACTTTATACCAGATCAACCACAATCTGCTGGATTTTTCTTTGAAAAATTTATAAATTTATTATTTAAAGCTGGAACAGTTTCTACTGAAAATGAAGTTAATAAATTTCCTATTCAAGACCTTGAAGTGAAGATGAATGATAAAATTTATTATTTATCATTAAAACTTATAAAAGACAAATCAATAACAGGTTCAATTGGAAATATGTTAAAATTCTTTGATAATAAGCACGATAGAACCTATAAAGCTGGTAATTATCATTTTTCTTTGATAAATTTTGATGAAACAGGAAATCCAATTGCTCTAACTTCTTCTGGTACTGATACTAAAAACATTATTTATGTTGTAGCCAATAAAACTAGCAAAAAAAATCAAAAAACTGGACAAGATGATAATGTTATATCTTTTAATATGTTTGAATTTAATTTTAAAGAATTTTTACAAATGTTAGGTAAAGAAAAATGCTTAGCATTTAACAACTACCTTAAAGATCCAGCTAATGCTTTAAAAGCTGAAATATCCAAATTAGAAGAAGAAGAAAAAACACTTGAAAGTCACATATCTAGAATACCCGATGAAATAGAATCAATTCAAGATAATATAAGAAGATTTATTGATAGTGAAGAGGAGCAAGATATTAGAGTAGTCGAAATGAATAATGAGGAAATTGAAAAATTAGATAAACAACAACGCAACTATGAAGCAAAAAGAAGAGAAATACTTCAGCAAATTATATTACTTCAAAAAGATATAGGTAAAACTGGTTCTTCTTCAAGATATTTACAATTTGACATTCCATCTTCAATGTTGGATGCTGGTTCAAGTAAGAAAAAAATGAATTTAGTTCTTTCTTTGAGATCGCATGAAAGAGATACTATTTTACAACAAAACAAAAACTTATTTGATCAAGTTATAGAGCAAATATTAGAAGAAGCAAATACAATCAATTATAAAGTAAATAATTATTTATTATCTATTGATAATGCAGAAGTAAGCGATCAAGAAAGAAATCAATTAGCGCAAAAGGCTTATATGTCTGCCACAAGTCTACAAAGTAATCTAGCAACCAAAACTGGTTTAGTTCCAGTTGACAGTAACGAAAAATAAGATTATAATAATCCCCTATATACGGAGTTTTTATGAGTAAACAGTATTGTGATGGACGCTCCTTGTCCGAAGCACTATTGAAAGGTGCTAATGTATTGGCAGATAATGTATCTTCCACATTAGGCCCAAGAGGAAGAAATGTAATTCTTCAAGAAAAAGGAAAAACACCAATCATTACAAAAGATGGTGTAACTGTAGCCAATTTTGTTGAGTTGTCCGATCCATTTGAGAATTTGGGAGCACAAGTAATTAAGCAAGCATCACAACAAACTGCTGCTCTTGCTGGTGATGGAACTACTACATCAGTTGTTCTTTCCCGTGCCATTCTTCGTGAAGCACAACGCTATTTAACTTCTGGCGTTTCTCCAATTGAACTCAAGAGAGGAATCGATAAAGCTGTTGAAGCAATTGTCGAAAGACTGCAAGAGATTGCAAAACCAATTTCCTCAGAAGAAGATATTGAACACGTTGCTTCAATTTCAGCTAATAATGATAGGACAATTGGTAAATTAATTGCTACTGCTGTAGATAAGGTAGGTAAAGATGGTTCGATCACTATTGAAGAAGCACGCTCTGTCGATACTTCTCTTGATATTGTTGAGGGTTTCCGTTTTGATTCGGGGTACCTCGCGGGTGCGTTTATCAATGACGAAAGAAGAGGAGTTGTAAAATACGAAGACCCATACATTCTTGTAACAGATCGTAAATTTGACTCTGTTCAAGATATGCTTCCTGTTCTTGAATTAATCGCAAGAGAAGGTAAGCCATTTGTAATTGTTGCAGATGAAATTGAAGGTCAAGCCCTTGCTGCTCTTATTATGAATGCAATGAGAGGCACAATGAAGGTTGCTGCTATAAAGGCTCCACGTTATGGTGAAGAACGCCGCAACATCATGAAAGACCTTGCAATCTCTGTTGGTGCTACATTTATTGCCACAGAGAACGGCACTAAAATGTCTGACGTAAAACTCAAAGATTTTGGTCGTGCAAAGAAAATTGAAATCGCTAAAGGCTTGACTACTATTGTGGGTGGTTATGGTTCTATGGACGATGTTGATAGACAAATCGACATTATCAAAGCAGAATTACAACAAACCGAATCAATTTACGAATGCGAGAGACTTCAAGAAAGAATCACTCGTCTTGCTTCTGGCATTGCAATTATTCGCGTAGGTGCAGCAACAGAAGTAGAAATGATCGAGAAGAAACACCGTATTGAAGATGCCCTAGAAGCCGTCCGTAGTGCCCAACAAGAAGGCATAGTCCCAGGTGGTGGCGTAGCCCTCATCAGAGCCACAGAACGTCTTGAGGTGGTTACAGAGAACGAGGAACAAGCACTAGGAGTCAAGATAGTGTTGAAGGCAGTAGAAGAGCCTATTAGACAGATGGCAATGAATGCTGGTGAATCTCCAGACCTTATTGTAAGCATCGTAAAATCAGAAGTGTTTGATGCTGGATATGATTTCTTGAAACGCGATGTAATTATGATGGTTAAAAGCGGAATTATCGATCCTGCAAAGGTCACAAGATGTGCCATTCAAAACGCAGCATCAGCCGCAGGAACTTTAATTACAACTAATTATTCCATTGTCCAAAGTTAGTACTAATTAAGGTATATAACTACGCTTGTAATGGAGGGTTTTGTCTATGGCTACTGGTTCTGAACTTAATGAGTTAAAGGAAGCAATAACTTCACTTGACAAGAAAGTAGATAGAATGTTAAGCTCTATTGAGAATCTTAAAGAGAAACAGGACGACGTAGCCAAAGACATTACCAAGATAAAAGAAGCGGTATACCACCCAGATGATGGTATTTACGCAAGACTTAAAGTTATTGAAACTTGGAAAGAAAACCAAACAAAAGCAACTTGGATTGCAATAACTGCAATTATGGGTCTTGCTATGAAGCAGCTTTGGGATTTATTAATACAACACTAATTTAGAGGTGTTAATTGAAAGTCAAAATTTCCTACACAGTAGAACTTGATGATGTACCAAGACAAGTCTACAAATTTTTGATTGATGAAAAGATAAATACAGCAAGTAGAGATTACGATAATATTCTAAAAGTTATTGATGATGGTAATATTGAACAAGCCATTCATGAAATTGATATATTTAGGCGTAATCTAGCGTCAATTGACCAAAAACTAGATGATGCACAATCTATCCTTGACGGTTACATGAGAGCACGTTACGGTTCTAATACGAATGAAGAGAACCAAGATGTACAGAAAGAGTAAATACGAAGTTGGTGAGCCTGTTAAGATTCCCGCTTCTGTAGAACTTTTTCATCCTTCAATCAATTCTGCGTACAACTATAGACGAACTGAAGCACCAGAGATAGGTTGGGTTGTCGAAGATAGTTATACGCATATCAAAATCCTTACAAACGACAACATTGTATGGGACACAGATAAACTTAACATTTACACATATGGAGACAAAGATGGTACGACTAACCGAAATCGTTGAAGAGAATATGGCTACTAACTTTAGTGTTAGGTCGGTTTTTGTAAATCCTTCCCACGTTGTTATGGTAAGGGATGATAATAGATTTAGGAATCTTCTTGGGGAGGGTAAGCTTTCCCATCTTGGAGTCGAGCCAAATATGCAGTTTAGCAGAATTACTGTTCGCGGTGGTTCTGGCAATTATGAAATTACAGTTATGGGTTCTTCTGATATGGTGTACGAGAAGATTCAGACTTCAACAAAGACACTACTAAAGGGGTGACAGATGCTTTGGACTGTGATAGGGTATAGACTAGAGTTCAACGAACAAACTCTAAAAGAATTTCCTTTTGCTAAAACATTTTACGGTTCCCATAATGGTGAAACCGCTCTTGAAGATGCTAGAGAGTTTTTTAAAGAACAAAAAGTTATGGTTGTAGCAGTTGTAGCTGGCAATCACACATCGTCCACTTACATCAAGAATCACAAATAGGAGTATTCATGGCGTGGCCCAAAGGCGTACCTCGTAAGAAGAAGGTTGATAATGAAATCAAGCCAGAAGCAACAGAACCAGAAGTAAAAGTAGAGGCACCAAAGAAAGAGAGAAAGCCAAGAGCAACAAAAGCTTCTAAGAAAGATACTGATGAAAAAGAATCAGTACATTCAGATGCTGAAGAAGTTCTTGAAATTCGTAAGAAACTTGATGCAAATACACTTGACCCATTCGAGACTATTACTAACAATCAATTTGAGTGTTCTTTTGTATCCCTTACTGAGCGTTTGACGCCTGTAGAAGCAGACAGTATTATTAAGGATGGTAGATACTCAAGTTCTTACTATCCAATTAAAAACATCAATCATACCGTTTGGCCTGTTCTAGCCTACATCAAGACTGACCTTGACGGGCTAAGGGAAAAGGGTTATACTGATAAGGAAATCTACGCTGGTTGTATTAATTACCTTTCCTCGCAAACCAGCGGGAAGAAGCGCAAGTACGGTAATCTTTTCCCATTTAGCTTTACAGTTAAGCCAGATAGGATTATTGCAACTTTTATTACAGACGACCGAAAGAATAAGAACTTTTGGGGAGAGGGACTAGGAGTTTAAAATGAAATGTACTAAAGAACGAGTAGAGAAACCTTGGGGATACGAAGAAATCATTCAAAAGAATGAGCATTACGCTTTCAAGCACCTTCATATTGCCCCAGGAAAACGCTTATCCCTCCAATATCATAAAGAGAAAATGGAAACCATCTATTGTCTTTCAGAAGAAGCAATCATATGGACGAAGCGTTCAGAGGATGATACAGAGACAAAGAAGGTGACGCTCCGATACGGAGAAGCCTTCCACATCATGCCAAATCAGATTCACCGTTTTGCAGCAGGGTTTTATCCTGTTGACCTAATGGAAGTATCTACACCACAACTTGATGATGTTGTTCGACTTGAAGATGATTATAACCGTATTGAAACTACAAAGGAGACAGAATGACTTTTGCCCGTAACGCTATTGAGACTACCGATATTGATGACAACATCGAGGTAGACGTTAATCGTTCATATTCCAGCTTTGGTGTTCGTATTGTTCGTAATAACACCAGCAAGCGTCGTCTTTCTAACCGTGTATCCGTCACAATTCCAGATGGACGTAGTGAGAGCACTTTCCATCTTACTATTCGTGAGGCAAATGCACTTCGTAATTTTCTTAATGAAAATCTTGATGAAGCCCTTGCCTCTTCTACAATGGTGTCTATGTCTATGCGTGAGGCGAGTTAATGAATCGCCCTACAACACATGGAGAAAATATTCAAATGAATTTAGTTCAAGCACTTGATCGTATTTATGCAGATGCTTTCCCTATCGCATCTTATCCAATTCCACGTTCATCGCAGGGTAATGTGGATTTCACCTATGATACTAAAACTAGTACTTATGTAGCGACAATTGATGCTGCTGGTGCTAATAAAGCTAAGTTTAATGTTAAGATTGTTGATTCTACGCTTAATGTTTCTTATGCTCATACAGAAGGTTATAGATGCCGTTCTTTTGCCTATTCCTTCCCGCTTGGACGAGGCGCAAACGTAACAAGCTCAACAGCATCATATGTTGATGGGATTCTTACAGTAACGCTCAATACTGCGACTCAAACACAGAATTCTACCACAATTCCAGTTAATTGAGTCTAAAATAAACAATTAAGCCGCCAATGGTTCATCACCTTGGCGGTTTTCTTGTATCTAAAACTATTTACATCGTAAGGAAAATGCTATGACAAATTACGATAAACTCTGGAAAAATTGGCATAAAAAAGCTTCTATCAATGAAATACAAGATAAATATAGAAGAGCATTATTAAAGCATATGAGAGATACAATGGAGCAACTAGGCTCAGATTCTCCAGAAATTCTTAGTAGATCAGCATTTAATTACGCATTTAATAATGATTATCGTGTCATAGTACAATTAGATAAAAATGAAGAAGTTGAAGTAGCAAAGAACATTAATGCTTTGACAATTAAGATGAATGAAGTTTATAAAGAAAAACAGAAAAAAGGTGATATAACAAATTTTTATGTTCAATTATTTATTCAAGAACAAAAAGTTCAACAATCTATAGAAGGTGGAAGAGATAGTAAAGAAGTTACGATAAAATCACCAGCAATGTCTATTGCCTATAAAAACAAAATGAACCAAACAAAGCAAGAAATAATACCACTTGGAAGAGCCTTTAATAAATATGGAATGAAAAGAGAATTTGATCATTGGGCATCTATTCAAAGTACAATAACAAATTCTGAAAACAAAATTAACCAAATTCTTCATTATGTTAGTATTCTTCCACAAAGCGATTTAACACATCTGCTACGAATAGTTAAACAATATGAAACTTCTGATTACGGTATAGTTATTAGTAGAAACCCTATAGACATTGCTCGTATGTCAGACTTCCCAGGAATTAGTTCTTGCCACTCTCAAGGAGGTAGTTACTTCATCTGCGCTCTTGAAGAAGCAAAGCGTGGTGGTGCTGTTGCTTATCTCTTAAAAAACGCAGACATAGAAAAAATAAGAAATAATTTACAAAATCCAGAAATCTTCTTTGATGAAGAAAACATCAAAGCAAATCTTCCACTAAACGAAGCAGAAGAAGATGATGATGATGCAACTCCAATGGATTTTAGTGACGATCCAAGGTCTGGTCAACGTATTGTCCCAATAGCAAGACTTAGAATTAGAAGAGTAGTAAACGTTGATCAACAAATCGACTATATGGCACCAGATGATTCAATTTATGGTATTCATTACAATGAGTTTTTTAGCAAAGTTGCTGAATGGTGTGCATCTAAGCAAGCATTTTTGTTTAAAAAAGAAGGTTTATTTGACATTTCATCATTACAATCTGCAAATCTTGTTCTTACTGGCGGCAGTTACCAAGATAGTGACATTTCAGTTGCGTTCGATGGTCAAATAAGACTTATCGCCAAACAAAGCGGAGCCGAAGATACTAAAAGAAAATTACTAAGAATTGGATGGAAAGGCGTAGAAAAATATGATGAATACATGTCATTATGTGAGCAACAAATTAATACAATAGCACAAATAGTGG